AAGGGTGCTACGAGCGTCACGCTGAACTACCAGACGACCGAGACGGTTGTTGGCGGCCAAGTCATCTTTCAAAAGGTGAAGTACGCGCTGCCGGCAGACTACAGCTCGTCGGTCAACCGCACCCATTGGGACAAGAGCAAGCGATGGGAAATGCTCGGCCCCGAATCGCCACAGCAATGGCAATGGCTGCTCTCGGGATACATCAGCACCGGCCCGCGAATTCGCTGGCGCCTGCTCGGTCAGTACTTCCAGATTTGGCCAGGCATGAACGGCGGTGAACTGCTCGGCTTTGAGTATCGCAGTAGAGCCTGGGCATACGCGCCTGACGGCACCCCGCAAAACAGCCTCACGAACGACAACGATACTTGTATCTACCCTGATCGCCTGATGGTATTGGGTACAAAGCTCAAGTATTTTGAGGCCAAGGGTTTTGATACCACGGCGCTGTACCGCGATTATCTGATGGAGTTTGAGACGGCTGTGGCGCAAGACACCGCTGCCGCCAACCTCTCGTTTGCACCGCGACCGGGTACGGTGTTGATCGGCTACGACAACATCCCCGATAGCGGCTACGGCACGGACAGCCAATAATGGCGTCTCCCGTTCGCAGACGGCTAATCCAGCGCACCACCAACAACGTGGCGTCATTACCGGCGCCTGTCGGTGGCTGGAACGCCCGCGACTCGCTCGCCAACATGGCGCCGACCGATGCGGTAACGCTTGATAACCTATTTCCAGGCGTTTCTAGCGTGTCGCTGCGCGGTGGCTATGCAAAACACGCCACCGGCATGACGGGCCAGGTAGAAAGCCTGCTCGTTTATAACGCCGGCACAAACGATAAAATGTATGCCGTCGTTGGCGGCAATATTTTTGAGGTCACCACGGCGGGAGCGGTAGGCGCGGCCAAGGTTACGGGCCTGTCAAACAGCCGCTGGGAATTTACCAACATCACAACGTCGGGCGGCGGATATTTGTATACCGCCAACGGTGTTGACAAGCCGCTGCTGTTTGACGGCGCTACTTGGACGCCGATTGACGGCGCATCCACGCCAGCCATTACAGGCGTGACCACGACGAGTTTGATACAGCCGACGCTGTTCAAAAACCGTATGTGGTTCATCCAAAAGGACACGCTCAAGGCGTGGTATTTGCCAACCGCCTCGGTAGGCGGTGTGGCGAACGTCCTTGATCTGTCATCGGTTGCACACTTGGGTGGAACGCTTATTGCGATGGCGTCATGGACGATTGACGCAGGTTATGGCGTTGACGACAACCTCGTTTTCATCACCGATCAGGGCGAGGTGATTGTTTATCGCGGCACCGATCCCTCAAGCGCCTCTACCTGGGCGTTGATTGGTGTTTGGATCATTGGCTCTCCTATTTCTCGCCGTTGTGTGCAGAAATATGGCGGCGATTTGCTGATTTTGACGCTTGACGGTTTGATTCCGTTTGCATCGGCGCTGCAATCTTCGCGGTTAGACCCGCAAGTGGCGCTATCAGACAAGATCCAAGGCGCATTTGCAGCCGCGGCACGAACGTACAAGTCCAGTTTTGGTTGGGCATTGCTATACAACCCGCTGAATAACGCCCTCATTGTCAATGTGCCGGTTAGCACGGGCAACCAAGAGCAATTTGTGATGAACAACATCACAAAAGCCTGGTGTCGATTTACGGGATGGGCGGCAAACTGCTTTGCATTGCTCAACGATAAACCGTATTTCGGCGGTAACGGCTATGTTGCCGAGGCTTGGACGACAGGAACTGGCACAACCGGCTTCAATGATGATGGAGTGGCCATCAACACCCGCGCGTTGCAGGCGTTTAATTACTTTGAGACGCGAGGCGTCATCAAGTATTTCACCCGCGCTCGCCCGACGCTATATAGCAACGGTCAGCCGACCATCAACATCGGCATGAACGTGGATTTCCAGACCAACGCCGACCTTGGCGCGCTGTCGTTCGTGGCAACGCAATACGGTCTATGGGATGTCGGGCTGTGGAATCAGTCGGTGTGGGGTGCTGACCTGATCATTACAAACAATTTCGTAGGTATCCAAGGCATCGGTTACTGCGGCGGATTGGTTTTCAACAGCGCCAGCAAGAACGTCTCCTTGGAATGGGCATCAACGGACGTTGTGTATCAACTCGGATGGGCTGGCGCATCGTAAACGGCCCCCATGTGGGCCATTGGGTCATGTCGCGCACGGACGGCGGCTATCACGCCGACCGTTCTGTCGCCATTGGCCTTGAGAAAGACGGTGAGCTGGTCGCCGGTACGGTTTATGAGATGTGGAACGGCAGATCGGTCGTTTGTCACATCACTTGGGATCAGATTACCCCGGCATACCTCGCCGCGGTATATGACTATCCCTATAACGTCGCAAATGTTGATAAGATCATAGGGCCAATCAGCAGCAAGCATACCCGCGCGCTCAAATTGGTCACGAAAATGGGGTTTTCAGAGGAAGCGCGGATTAAAAACGCCGCACCCGATGGAGACATTGTTTTTATGACGCAGACACCAGACAAGTGTCGCTATTTGGAGCCTCGGTATGGGCAAAAAATCACCGGCGCCACCGCCAGCACCTGATTACGCCGCGTTAGCGCGGCAGCAAGGAGCCGAAAACTTGGCAGCAGCCAAGCAGACGGCCTATATGTCTAATCCCAACATCTACGGCCCTACCGGGTCGCAGACGGTGACTTGGCAAAAAACGCCGACAGTAGACAAAGACGCCTACAACAAGGCGATGGAAGCCTACCAGCAGCGGCTGTTCTCTAATCCCGAAATGGCAGGTGAAGCGCCGGACGAAGCAGCGTTTACCACGTTTATTGAGCAGCCGACCATTACGCAAAAACTGACCGATCTAGGTCAGATGGCGTTTGAGCAAGAGCAAGCTGCTGATTACTGGTTAAATTTAGCAGCCAAAAACGCTGCGTATGGCATTAAAGATCTATCGGTTGCGAGGCCATTTGATACGGGCAGCTTGCCCAACATTGATTACACCATTGGCTATGCAGGGCCGCAGCAACGTGAGCTTGCACCGCCGTCTGAATCCGTTGGATATATTCAACCAGGTGAGGCTACTGGCGGCATTGCAGGCGCACCGACAGCCGCTTACGCGCCGACCGGCCAGTACGGCATGGAACGGTTGCCAGATCAGGTTGGGCCGGGGCAGATGGCGCAAGCCAATGTTGCCGTGCAGGGCGCGCAGTTGCCTGCACAGGCCGAGATGTATGGCTTGGCGCGTGGTGGCCCTGCCGCACCGCAGTTGCAGGGCGCAGACCTTTCGGGTGTAAACCAAGTTTCGCAATTACCGTTTTTTGCCGGAATGTTTGGTCTAGCCGGCGCAGGCCCGCAAGGGCTGAATCTGCAAGGGCTTGACCTGTCAGGTTTAGGCGGTGTGGCCGGTGGCCCGCAACAAGGCCAGTTTGGTTACGCGCAGCAGTTTGTCCAAGGGCCAGAACTACAACGCGAAATTGACATCGGCAACCTGCCGCAAGGGCCGGTCAACGCGGGCATGACGGCGCAGCAAGCGATCCTGTCCCGCCTGTCGCCGCAGCTGCAAGGTGAGCGCCAATCGCTGCAAACGCAACTCATCAACCAAGGTCTGCGACCGGGTGGCGAGGCATATAACTCTGCAATGCAAGCGCAAATGCAGAAGGAAAACGACCTTCTGTTGCAAGCCGCCGCGCAGGGCATCAGCCTTGACCAAGCAGCGCGTCAGCAGGCGTTTAACGAACAGCAATCCCGCGCGATGTTCGCCAACCAATCCGCCCTATCGGGCTTTGGTGCAGGCATGGAGCAAGCCGGCCTGTATAACACCGGATTGGGGCAAAACCTCCAGCAATCGCTCGCCACACAAGCCGCGCAAAACCAAGCCCAACAGCAGGCATTCCAGCAGCGTCTGCAAGCGGGTGAGTTTGGCCGCGAGGCGCAACTAGCGTCGTTTGGCACCCAACAGCAAGCGCAGCAGGCTGCTAATCAGGCCATTGGTCAGAACTTTGACCAAGCCCTTGCGGCACAGCAGGCGCAAAATCAGGCGCAACAACAGGCATATCAGCAAGCACTCGGCACAGGTCAATTCAACCGAGAAGCGTTGATGGCGCAATTTGGCATGGGGCAGCAGGCTCAAGAACTGCAAAACCAAGCCATCGGCCAAAATTACGAGCGCCAGATCGCCGCCAATCAGGCTGCCAACCAGGCGTTGCAGCAAATTTTTGGTCAAAGCGTCAACGTGCAAGAGTTGCAGAACGCTGCCGCAGGGCAGAACTTTCAGCAGCAACTCGCCGCTCAACAAGCCAACCTTGCCCGTCAGGCTCAACAGGTCGGTCAGTCGCAAGAAGCCGCGCAGTTCTACAACCAAGCGCAGCAACAAGCGATGCAGCAAGAGCTGGCGCGTCAGGCAGCGCAAAACCAAGCGCAAGCGCAACGATTCAATCAACTTATGGCGCAACAAGAGCAGCGTAATGCCGCCATTGGCCAAGGGTTTGACATCGGAGCGCAACGGGCTGCATTCCAGAACGCCGCGCAGCAACAAGCCTTCCAGCAAGGCATCGCGCAACAGCAGTTCCGCAATACGGCCATCCAACAAGCTCTCGCGCAACAGGCAGCGATACGCTCAATGCCGATCAATGAGATCAGCGCCTTGTTGTCAGGTGGTCAGGTGGCTCTGCCGCAATTCCAAGGCTACCAAGGCGTCACCGTCGCTCCCGCGCCGATCTTCCAGGGCGGCCAGGCTCAAGACGCAGCAGCGATGCAGCGTTATGGCATTGCGGCAAACCAGGCGGCAGCCAACGCAGGCGGTTTGTTCAACTTGGCAGGTTCGCTCGGCAGCGCGGCCATCATGGCTTCCGATCGCCGTTTGAAGTCCAACATCGTGCGTTTAGGTACGCACCCGCTTGGCATCGGAATTTACGCCTACGACATTTTCGGCGAGCGTCAGCTTGGCGTGATGGCCGACGAAGTGGAGCAGGTCAAGCCGGAGGCGGTACTAACGCACTCGAGCGGCTTCAAGATGGTCAACTACGGGGCGCTCTGATATGCCGTACTTCAAAACATACAAAGATCGCACCGACGCACAGAAGCTCGCGCAGATGTTGGCGATGCAGGAGGCCAACCAGGCGGTCAACACCGATTACGCAGCGATTCCATCAATGGCAACGCCGTCAGCATCGGTTGACCCGCAGGATCTGCTGAAAATGCGCGAAATGATGAACCGACAAACGGCGCGAAACGCGCAAAACGTCGGAAAACGCACATATAGCACTACCACGCCATTCAACACAGGCGGTTTAGCATGAACGGATACTCACCCGATCGCAGGCCGCAGCAGCTTGCACAGATGCTGGCAGCGCAGGAGCGCAATACGTCCCTTGGCGCGCCGCCGGGGCAGCGTGATATGGCCATGCGCCAAGTGCCTGGCCTGGCTTTCTCACAGCCGACGCCCAACGCAGCGCCAGGTGTGCCGCCGCAGGCGATGAACTTCAACGGCCCCATGACGTCACCGCAGCCGGGTATGCCTACCGGACGCCCGCAGATGGGCATGAGCAGGCCGCAAATGGGGATGCCTCGAGCGGGTGGCTTGATGGGGCGTTCGCCGCAGGTGGGCGGCATGGGATCTCGACCGCGTATGCCCTCGTCGCCGGGTTTGACGACCCCGCAGGGAGGCGGCTACCGAGGAGATTTTGACTATGGCCAAGATTAGTCCTGTATTTCGCGCTCCGTCGCCGTATGAGGAGGAAATGCTGCGGGCGCAGCGTCAGCAGCAACTAGCCGAAGTCCTCCGCCAACAGGCTTTTATGCAGGAGCCGGAGTCGCCGACCTACCAAGGGTTTCGTGCGATGCCGACGCCGACAAATGCCCTGGCGCGCATCCTGTCGGCCTATACGTCCAAGAAGATTGGAGAGAAGGCAGAGGAAGCCGAGCGCAAGGCCCGTGAAGCCGATGTGGCCGAGTTTGAGGCGTTGCGCCGCGATCTTGGCCCGCAGACCCAAGTCACCGGCCCCGATATGTTTGGCGATCCGATGGAAATGGCTGGCAAGTACACGCCGCCTGTCACCCAGACGGTGATGCCGACGTTCCAAGATCAAGAAACGCGGCTGATGGAGGCCATGTCAAGCGGCAGCCCTCGAGCGCAGCGTTACGCGCAGCTCATGCTGTCGCGTCAGCCGAACGTCAGTATTGAGGCGTTGATGGAAGCCTCGCCAGAAACCCGCGAGAAATATCGAATAACTCGAGATCCGTTCGTCCTGGCCAAGCCGCCAAAGGCCGGGGATCTGCCGAGCGAAGTTGAAACGTATCAATATTATGTTGCCGATCAAAAGCGATTGGATAAGCCGGTCAAGTCGTTTGAAGATTGGCGACTGACCAAGCCGCCTAGCACCGTTGTGCAGAATTTGTTGCCAGGCGAAAAGACCGCAAACAAGTATTCAGACGAGCTTGCAGGATTGCTCGCCAAGCAAGATTCAGACGCGATTGCCGCTGGCGACAACGCCATCGGACAAATTGAATCGTCATTCCGAGTACGCAATCTGTTAAAGCAAAACCCCATCACGGGAACAGGCGCGCCGGCACGTTTGGCGTTGGAAAAAGCACTTGTTACCGCAGGCTTTTCAAAAGGCGACAGAGCAACTGTCACCGAAAACCTGTCTGCCGAGCTTGCCAAGACGACGTTGGCTGCGGTTCGCACAAGCGGCCTTGGATCTGGTCAAGGATTTACCGACAAGGATCGCCAATTCTTGGAGCGCGCTGCCGCAGGTCAAATTGACCTGACGCCGGAAAACTTGCGTTATCTCGCCGAGCTGAACGAAAAGGCGGGCAGAGCTAACATTGCTGTGAGCAATCGAGTTCGCGCTCGAGTAAGACAGCTGCCGCAATTCAAAGGCTTGCCAGGAATGCTACCCGACATCGTTGCCCCGCCCGCTTACGGCAGTCAGTTGCCGGAAGGCGCGGAACTTGACCAGCCGAGACGGTAAGCGAGGACGCTATGGCATACCAAGAAGGGCAAACAGCGACCAACAAAAAGACCGGGCAGCGTTACGTTTTTCGTAATGGCGAATGGGAAGAATTAGGCCCGTCACCGACTGACGCTCGCGTTATGGGCGCGCAGATGCCTGCCTCGGCTCAAGGTGCGCTGACGTTTGGGCAAGGCGCAACCTTCAATATGCTCGACGAATTGGCTGGTGCCGCGGCGCTTGGCCAACTCGGGCAGTCATACGCAATGGGCGGCACTCCAACCGCGCCAACCCGCGCGGATTACACCGCACCGCGTGACATCATTCGCGGCGGTACTGCGGCATTCGCCGAAACCAATCCAAAAACTGCGCTTGGCCTTGAGATGGCAGGCAGCCTGGCCACGTTGCCGTTCAGCATGGGCGGATCTGTCGCCCCGCTTGGTGCAGGCGTTGTCTCCCGCGGCGGTCGTTACGTTGCCCCGATCGCAGGCCAAAGCGCACTTGGTGCGGCAGGCGCCAGCGAAGCCGAAACGACGCCCGAACTTGCCAAAGATATTCTGTATGGAACCGGCGCAGGCGTCGCTATGGGTGGCGTAACCGGCCTTGGCATCAAAGGCGCTGGTGCGGTCACGCGAAGCATGGTGCCGTCTATGCAGCGTGAATTTGAGCTGCAAGCCCCTCGAGAGCGTCTAGCACAGCTTTTGCAGCGTGATGCGTATGCGCGCATTCCGCCTGACACGCTCGCCAAGCAAGAGCGTATTGCAGAACTGCAACGTCAACTAAAAGTCATCCCTGGCCCATCGCTAATAAAAGCGCGGATGCAGGAAGAACTGAACGCGCTAACGAGCGGCGTAGAAGCCGACCCGACGCAGGTGGCTGCTGCTCGCTTGCAACGTCCTCGAGGCGGTGGCCTCGGGCCGGAGGCGCCGATTGCCGCAACGGGATCTGCCACTCGCGCAGAACTCGCATTGCTGCGTAACGAGCCTGGCTCAACGCAAGGCATGATCGAAAGATCAACGCGCCCGCTCGTCAACAAGCGTGGCGATCGTCTGCAAGCCGCATCAGATGAGCTTTTGGACGCGCAGGGTGTGCCGTTCCGAGCGACGTTAAAGCAATACAATGAGCAAGCCAAGGCAAAAGCAGCGCCATTTTACGCGCAGCTTGAAAACTATGACGTAACCGTTGACGCAGAGCTTGCCGCGCTCCTCAATCGCGCAAAAAAGACGTTCTCGGAAGCCGAGGAGCTGGCGCTGGTTGAAGGTATGCCCGAGAAACTAAATCTCGGCGATTTACGACCTGGCGATCGTGTTCCGTTCAACGTATTGGACACGCTAAAACGCACTCTTTACGACATTGAAGATGGCGCAAAGGGTGAATTCGGTAAGCCAACGCAAAAAAGCCGCGGATATACCAATTTGCGACGCGATTTGACGGACAAGCTCGACAATGTTGCGCCAAAAGATAACCAAGGCCGCAGCGTTTACCGTCTCGCGCGTGAGAATTTTGGCAGCGAAACACAAATGGCGACCGCAATGGAGCGTGGCCGCAAGGTTATGTCCGAGGATGTCGAGGAATTAGCTGAAATCATTGACGACTTGGAACCGGCGCAGCTCAATGCGTTTCGTCTTGGCGCTGCCCAGGCTTTACGCGACCAAGCCGCTACGCCTGGCGGCCAAACTAAACTAATGAATCTGCAAAAATCACCAGGAATGCAAAAACGTTTGCGCCTGGTGTTTGGCAACGATTTCCGCAAGTTCCAAGCAACGGTATTACGTGAGGCGGAGCTGCAAAAAACCGCTCGAGCAGGCGAAGGATCACAAAGTTATTCGCTATTTGCAGGCAAGGAAGATCAAAACAAGCTTGCGCAAGCCTTGCAAGCCGCACAAATGCTGCAAGGCGACATGATTGCTGGTGCAGCAGCGATTGCGGCCAAGGATACGGGCAAGAAACTGAACGAACGTCAGCGTCAACAGCTGGCAGAATTGTTGTTGTTACGCGGTCAGCCCGCGCAAGATGAACTACGAAACGTGCGCCTGTATCTTGAGCGTCGCGCAGCGGCGCAGAAACGCGCACAGGAAGCATCGGGGCGTATCGGCGCATTTGGCGCTGGATATGGCGCTGGCCAAGAATAGGAGCAAGTAAATGAGCTTTAACGGTTCCGGCACATTTCTCATCAACTCAACGGGTCAGCCCGTTGTTGCCAACACCGTCATTTCGGCGACGGTTTTCAACGCCCTGACGGCAGACCTTGCCTCGGGCTTAACGAACTGCATCACCAAGGACGGTCAGTCCACGCCCACGGCCAACATCCCGATGGGCAGCAACAAGATCACCGGCCTTGCCAACGGTACGCTGATCGGGGACGCCGCCAACCTCGGGCAA